ACTCCTCAGCCTCATTAAAATACTTTTTATAATCAAATCTACCTGTCATAGCTCCAGCTATATAAACTCTCACTTATCGCACCTCCTAGTAATTTGTAATAAATACCTCTATATCCTTACTCTGCTTATCCTTTTTATGATAACTGCAATTACTGTATGTATGATCCAGATAATGTACTGTATATCCTTTAGCCCACTCTTTAAGTATTGTATTTTCTTTTCCTTTACTCTCAAATACATTAGATAACCCAAACTTAACTCCTGCTTTATCCAGTGCATCCAGCTTAGCCAAAAGATCTATCTCCGCCTGCTCTCCCCAGCCTCCATTTTCATTATAAGAGGCTACTGTAATCAGATAAGGAGGATCACAATATACAAAATCATTATCTCCCAGAGTATCCAGATCCAGCTCTCTAAAATCTTTACTGCTAAACTGTATCTCCATGCTCTGGAGCCTCTGCACAAAAATAATAAATTTTTCTTTTAGTGTCGGATTAAAACTACTACGATCTTTACCAAAAGGCATATTATAAGCCCCTTTGTTATTAAATCGTATCTGATTATTAAAGGAATAACAGATCAATGTATATAGCATTAAAGGATCTGATTTTCCTTTATTATAAAGCTCTCTCAAAGCTAAATAACCCTCTTTATTTTCCTTAGATAGATCATAACTGCTTATGTACCCATCAATTTTCCTAAGGCTCTCCTCAACTCCGATTTTCTTAAATTCCTGTAGCATTTCTGGTACCTGCCACATGAGATCATTAAATACTACTTTCTCCGCCTTAACATTTACGGACACATTCCCCCCCCCTGCAAACAGGTCTACAAAGGTATTTACCTGTTTTGGAAATAACTCTAAAAGCTGTGGGAGGAGTTTGTATTTTCCACCTGTATAGTTAAGTGGGCTCTTTACATACTCCATCAAATAAACCTCCTTTATGTTTTGATCGATCCTAATCACATAAAGGAGATTTCCTTAGATACTAATTTTATGAATTTTTCAAACCTGCTACCAGAGTATATACCTGCTCTGCCTCCTCATAAGAGAGTTTTGTATAATCAAACTCCTTAAGCCAGCCTACCATACACTTTCTCTTATTTTCCTGTATAACCTGCTTACCTCTTTCCTCAGTATAAGGCTCTAAATAAAGTGAGGTTCTACCGTATCCAGAGGATCTATGATACTCATATCCGTTACTCTTAAATCTCTCTTTTTTACCATTCCCCCACTCTATATCTAAGAGCCCTGTAGGAGTTCTTTTTACCACAGTACCTACATAATAAGATTTACTGCTAAAGTAGCTCGCATACACTATTACCTTATCTCCAACCTGTAAATTTTCTCCGTTAAAATCAAACACTCTTTAATTCCTCCAGTACTCTAAAATGATGTACCTCTCTGGTATCTCCCTTTTTAACCTGCACTCTCCTTACAGATCCTACCTCTAAAGGAGTTACGCACTCCTCCAGAGTTCTCTCTTTCTTATCTTCCTCATCATATACTTTATATCTCACTGTTTACCTCCTACATCATACTTTTTAAGGCACTCATTACAGATAGTTTTCTTTACATATCTATCTAACCAGTTATGCCACACATCAGCCCTCCTATAAGGCTCCATCCAGATATACCTATGGCAATCGTGACACATCACAGGAAATACAGCAAAACGATTATATCTAATTTTCATCCTGTGCCTTAGCCTCCTGCTCCTGCCTCTTTTCGTGCATCTTCTTACGCTCCTCATACTCCTCTGGAGAGATCTCTATAAAGCTCTTTTCTCCCTCCTTAAAGTATCTGTTTACCTCTACCTTTTCTCCGTGAGATCTCTGGATATACAATACAGCTAAAGTATCAAAATCTCCGTTTTTACGATCTGTGAGGAGCTCATCACATACAATCACATCCGATTTATTAGAGGGCATATAAGGCATAGTAAGAGGGAACATCTCACTATAAATCTTACCAATAAACCCATTATGCCAGCACAGATTAGGATCATCCCATTTAATACAATAATATCTATCGTTATCGTGATATTTTACTGTACCATCTGGGTATACATCCTTAAACAGGCTACTCATACGCTTACACTGGTATGTAGCTACTCCACCATTTTCTCCTCTGCTACATACATTCCATACATCCTCTGTATCCTCAATCGGAGTAAGAGGCTTTCCCTCTATCAATCTATTAAGGATCCCCTTTGTAATGCCAATACTAAAACCGCTGTGACCATCTCCACAAAGGCTCTCAAACGCCTTAAGAGCACTATCATAGCAAGCACAGCCATAATCCCACTCACTCTCTGGCTTATCTCCTCTTTCTCTCTTAGATGCTATCTCTACCTCTCTTTTAGCCCATTCCATCATACTCATATTAGTTATCCTCCTGTTTTAATCCCATTACATAATCCATTGATAATCCTAAAAGGCTACAGATCTTAGCAAGCCTCATACTGCTAAGATCTGTACCGTTATACAAAAAGGCGTATATTGTGGATCTGCTTATCCCTGTTTTATCGGAGATAGTCTGGAGAGGTATATCCAGCTCCCAGATCCTCTCCATTACTCTCTCTCCAGCACTCATTATAGAGTAGGTTTTTCTCTGTGTCTTTTCGTGCTCTACTCTGATATGAGAGGGCTTTGTTAAGCCCTCATAATCTCTTACACCTCTGCTATATCTATGCTGTACGGTATCCAGCCTTATACCGCTCTCCTTAGCTATCTGATTTAGAGTTTTACCATCTACAAAGATCCTGTTAGGTTTACCCTTTAGCTCTGGTAAAGGAAAATATCCCATAGGCTTACTCCTCCTCTAAATAATCATCCGCTAAGTTTTCTCCGTACCAATAATCATTTACCTCAGCATCTACGCTCATAGGGAGATCTATTAGGCTGTGTCCTACTCTTTTCATAGTATTTACTAAGAGATCTGCTCCCTCCTTAATATGATCCTCTGGTACCTCCATGATTAACTCATCGTGTACGGTTATTACCATGTGGCAATCCAGAGCCTTGTACTGTGGATCATTGTAAATAGCGATCATAGCTAATTTCATAATATCAGCACTAGAGCCCTGTATTACAGCGTTAAGGCTCTGCCTGTGAGCCTCTTGATAGCGGTAATCATCGTGATCTGGTAACTGCATCTCTGGTAATCTTCTCTTTCTGCCCTGTATGGTAGTTACATATCCGTACTCCTCCGCCATCTTCTCTACCTTAAGGCGGAGCTGTTGGATCTTAGGGAAACTCTTGTAAAAATCATCAATAAGTTTCTGAGCCCACTCAGCACTCTTATCAAACTGCTCTCCGATGGCTTTAGCTCCACGCTCGTACATAATACCCAGCAACACACTTTTCATAGTGGTTCTTCTATGTTTACCCTCAGCGTTTACAGTTCCATCTGGATAAAACTCTCTACAATCCTCATAAGGCACTCCATACACCTTAGATCCCATAATCGCATATAGATCCTTACCCTCTCTGTATGCCTCCTGCATAGCCTCATCTCCAGATACATAAGAGAGTACTCGTGGCTCAATCTGGCTAAAATCTCCGCCTACAAACTTATAACCATCTCTGGCTCTAAAGATCTTACGGATGCTTTTCTCGTGGCTAGGAATGTTCTGGAGGTTGATCTTAGTAACTGTATCACTACTTGAAAATCTACCTGTTTTAGCTCCATACTGGTTATATGTGGTATGTACTGCATTAGTCTTAGCACACTTAACCTCTGGGATCTTATCTATGTAAGTTCCTAAGAGCTTTCCGCACTCCTTGTATCTCTGGTAATTATCTAAAAACTGGATAAACTCCTCTCCCTTTTTAGTACCTGCCTTTTTAGCCTTGTTTCTATGCTGTTGTACAATCTTATCTCCTGTACCTCTTGGCTCTTTTCTGGATACGCTTTTCAGTTTGAAAATATCATAGAATAAACAAGCCACCTGCTGAGGGCTGTTATAGTTGATCTTCTTTGTACCCTTAGTTAATCTCATAAGAGTAGGATTTTCCTCTATAAACTTATCAAACTTAGCTACATACTCATCACAGAGCTTTTCTTTCTCCGCCATCTCTGCATTAAATTTTACAGAGAGCTCCTTAGCATAGTCCTCACGGATCTCTACACCTCTGAGCTCCATATCCATACAAACATCAATAAGAGGCATCTCAATATCTCTAAATACATGGTAGAGCTTTCTGTAATCTGCTCTCGGATGATCCTCTCTAAGATATTTTTTCTGGAATTGATACAGAGCCCATGTTTTGAAACCATCGTTAGCTCCGTATATTGCAAAAATATCAATAGGGATATAGTTACATGGGATACCCTCAAAGAGATCTCCAAAATCCTCATCTGATCCCTCCCCATTGAGGATATACTTGTTATACATCGGTTTTAATCCGTGTTTCTCATTCTCATTAAGTACCCATCCAGCTATATTAGTATCCCACCATACATTAGCGATCCTCTGCCCCCACTGGAAAGTAACTACTTTATCATCAAACTTAATATTATGATTGATGCACTTAAGGGATCCGTTAGCCAGATAAGGGAGCATAACCGCCTTACACTCCTCCTCTGTCATTTGCCCCTCAACTCTTTTATTCTGGAGATCCGTATGATTAAACGGTACATAGAAACTAGGGAGATCTGGATTATATAAACAGATACCTACTAAAATATCGTTATACACATCCAGCCCTGTAGTTTCCACATCCAGTACATACTCACTTACTCCAGTTAAGTAGGTTTCCATTACTTCCTTAAGCCTCTCTGGAGTACGGATAATTTCATACTCTCCCTCAGCATGGAGCCTACCGCTCTTTACCAGCTCATTTATTACCTCCAGCCCTTTAAGTAGGGTATTCTGGTTTCTTTTCAAATTTATATTACATACCTTTTTATGAGCTAATCGGCTACTAAGATCCTCCAGATCCACGCTCTCTCTACTCATATCTACCTGTATCTCTCTTGCCATCCTGTATCCTCCTGTTTAATAAAAGAGGGAGGTTTTTAGCCTCCCTCCCTGCCTTAAAATACTCTGGTAGCTCCTGCTCCGCTGTCATTGTTACTATCGTTATTGTTACCCTTGTTAAGCTGTAATCTACCCTCGATAGCCTTAATCTGATCCTCACGATCCAGATCTAAGATAAGTGAGCCTACTAAGTTCTGAGGCTCTGGGATCTCCATCTCACTAGGATCCTTAGGGAAATACTGGTATGTAGTCTTAAGGCTACCCTTTGCTCCAGATCTCTTAATCTTAATATCTCTCTTAGTGAGATCTCCGTACTCCCCAGCTAAGCCGATAAGGTTCTTAATATCTGTTAAGCCTCTCTCCCAGAGCTGTACCTGCTTATCCTTATCTTTCTCATCCTTGTTAACCATCTGTAAGAACATTCTAAGCTGAGGCTTATTACCGCTCTTGCAAAACTCACAGCCCTCTCCCTTACAGAGGCAAGTACGATCTCTACCGCTACCGTCTACATCTAATTTGTGTACCTCGTAGATGGGAAAATCATAATCTGTTTCTCCATCCTTTACTCCTACCTCTCCCTTATGGAGGAGGCGTACTGTAGCTGTATCTCCATCATCCTTTAACTGAAACCAGCCTGTTTTAGAAAATCCTCCATTGTCATACTTGTTAATAAGATCCTGTAATCCCATTTCTGTATCCTCCTGTTTTTCCTTGATTTTTTTATTTCTACAGCATCAAAGCCTTTACAGCTCCTACCATGCTGTTGATAGCAAAACGCTTATCCACATTCTTTCCTACCAGCACATCCGCCTTATGCTCACTCTTTTTAGTAAGCACTACAGCCTCTCCTTTTAAGATGGCTAACAGGGTTCTTAAACTACTCATACCGCTTACCTCCTTGCTTTTCGTGATAAATAACTTAATCACATCCACCAAAATTATTTAGACAGCATATTGATAACCAGCTAAAATAAATTTCTTTTTGAGGTTTTTGATGTGCCAGCTTACGGTAGCATTAGTAATATTAAGAGCCTTAGCGATCTCTCCCTTAGCTCCTCCAGCCATGAGGATATTTACCGCTACCTGCTCCTTATCATTGAGCTGTAAACTGTCTAAGAGATCCATAAACTCTACAGAGCTAAAATCCTTACACTCCACCTCAAAGGTGCTATCTGTTTCTGTACCGCCCTCTTTATTGATCTCAGATAACCGATCTAAGCTATCTGGAGTGGTACCTGTAAATCTTTTCTGGCGTGTAGCCTCGTTGTATAAACGGTTAAGGTGCTGGCGTACATAAACCTTAAGTAGAGTAGAAAAAGCTACTCCCTGCTCTGGATCGTAATCCTCTATAGCTCTAAGCATCGGTATGTAACTCTCACTTGTAAGATCCTCTAACTCAGAATTAGGGATAGAGGTTAAATAAGGGGATACCAAAAGGTTAATAAGCCCCTTGTTAGCCTCTATGAGATCTTTAAGATAGCTCTCATCTCTACTCTCTTTGTACGCTTTAATAAGTTCCTCATTTGTTCCTGTAATAAATCCTTTACTCATCCTGTTTTCCTCCTTTAATATCCTGTGAGATGGTCTTTCCAGCCATCTCCGTACTCTTTTACAAGATCGTTAATATCCTTTAGGCTCGTATGCCATTTGAGGTTGATAAACCGAAAACCTTTAGGTATCAGTAACCTCTTGATCTGGGAGGCTCCTTTTCTCCCTGCATCATCGTTATCTGTGGCAAGTACGAACCGCCTAAAAGGTGTACGCTCCAGCTCTTTACACTGCTCCTCTGAGATATGTGATCCCATGATGGCTACCGCTGGTACTCCGTAAGAGATAAGGCTGAGAGCATCTATCTCACTCTCTGTAATCCAAACCTCCTCTATCTGATCCGATGTACCCCAGCTAAAAGATCCGTTAAGGATCTCCCAGAGCCCAAACACTACGGAGGTTTTATCTACCTCTTTGGCGTTATAAAAATGCTTTCCAGCTATGCTCCTGCCTTTGTAAAAAATCACTTTCCCATCCATGCCCCTTACAGGGAAAAGTACTGTTTTATCCTCTGGATCAAACCCCAGCTCATAAGCCTCTAGCACCCAGTTAGCTATCCGCCTTTTATGTAGGTACCTACACGCCTCCTCACTCTGTAGGAGGTTCTGTGTGTACTGCTTAACTAAGCTCTCCTCCAGTACTGAGGATTTAGCTGTGGATCCTCTGTACATATCCAGATCTGGGAGATCTCTCTCCTCAGTCTGGTAGTTGTACTGATTTACCAACCACTTAAAGCCCTCTACTGGGCTACTTAGCCCTAACAGATCCGCTACAAACTGAGGTAAATCCGCTGTGTATCCACAGGTGTAGCAATGCACCGTACCAGCCTCATAGGTCTTATCCTTTGTTACCTTTTGCTGTAGGAGCACTCCGCAAGATGGGTTATGCTCCTTACCGTTTGCGTGAAAAGGGCAAGTACACATAAGATCCGATCCTGTGTTTTTAATCTCCTTAAGTAGCCCTGCTCCGTAGAGCTGGAGCTTAAGATCCTTAAGTACCTGCTCTACTGTGGCTACTATTGGAGTTTTCCAGATCGTTATCACTTTTTAGCCTTTTTCTTTTTAGGAGCTGTGAGCTTAAGCATTACTACCTCTGTTACTGTTAAGGCATCTGCTAATACTTCCTGTGGCAACTCTCCAGCCTCTACAGCCTTAAGAGTTGCATCCTCATCTACTGCCTCAACCGTTTTGATACAGCTTGTAAGGTTTCTCTCACGGAGCTCTGCTAAGAGCTTTTCCTCATCCATGCTCTTACGCTCCTGCACAATTCGCTCAAAGCGGTATCCAGCCTCATCCGTGTAATCACTTTCTCCAGCCTCTAACATCGCATCCTTAAGGAGTGCCTTATATTTCTCCTCCTCTTTCTTTGCCGTATCAAAGGCTAACTTTCTGGCTTTATAAGCCTCCTTTAACTCCGCTAAATTCATTAGCTTGTACCTCCTTTATCTCTGTTTTATTGTATATCATTCTCTGTTTAATAGAGATTGATAGCAAAAATATATGAGGGGAGTACCCCCTCTGTGTTCTCTCTGTTTCTCAGAGAACAATTATAATATAATCCTGTTTTACAGAGATGTCAATACCTAATTTTCTGTTTTACAGAGTTTTATCTCTGTTTTACTTTACTTTTTCTCTGTAATACTGTATAATTAACTTATCCCTCAAAGGAGAGGAGGTGTAAAAACAATGAGTACATTTGCTAAAGCACTTACCTACTACCTAGCGGTAAAAGGTAAAACTCAGCAAGATCTAATCAACGATCTCCACTACAGCTCCTCTACAGTTTCTCAATGGTGTACTGGAAAGAACACTCCTAGAATGGATAGGATTGAGGCTGTAGCAACTTATCTAGGGATAGATGCTACGGATCTCCTAAGAGATCCAGAGATTTTCTCACAGGAAAAGTTTTCTACTGATCCTGCTTTAATCTCAAAGATCTTAGAGAGTAAGCCCTCTCTATACGATTTATTTAAGCTATCTATCTCACTATCAGATAAGGATCTGGAGCTACTTAAGGGATTAGCTCAACGCATCAATGAGCTACAAAATCTTAAAGAGGAGTAATCCTCTGGATGGAGCCAGCCTGCAAAAGCTGGCTCTTTTTCTTTATCAAAACTCAACCGTAATCTTCTTTACGCCAGCGTCTTTTACAGCCTTTATGGTATCTGCAATAAACTCATTCACACAAATTTCTGCAAGCCCCTCATCTGCATCCAGATCGCTCATAAGCTGATTATTTAACATTTTACACTCATTAAGCTCCGCCTCTAAATTTTCAATATAGGCTTTCTGTTTAAGCGATACATCCATAAGATGCTTAACCTCGTCTAAATCGTTAATATGTCTATGATCTCCTAACATCTCTCCTACAGGCATTTCCAAATAATCACAAATTTCCATTAACTTCTCAATGTCTGGTAAATGGGCTCCTCTCATCCACCCATTTACTGTAGTAGGCGGTACCTCCAGCACCTTAGCAAGCTCTACCTGCTTAATCCCTCTCTCTGAAACTGCTTTGTGTAAATTTTTTGCAAACTGTCCTTTAATCATCTTTTTTTCCTCCTATAAATTAAAAAGCTGGGATCTGTGGCTCACTCTCACGCTCTCTAAGAGGTGTGGAGTTTCCAACCTTTGAAAAATCCATATAAGCCAGAGGGATACCGTACAGATCACTAAGCTCCTGTGCTTTCTCCATCTTAGGAGCTGTCTTACCTGTTTCCCAACTAACAATAGTCTTGTCACTACAGCCTAATTTCTCTGCTACCTCTGCCTGTGAGTATCCTGCCTGTATTCTGCAAGCGGAGAGCCTCCATTTCATTTCAAAGTAATTCATTAACTAGCCCTCCCTGCTTTATATTTTTCCAGAGCCTCCTCTGTTACAAACTTCTTAAGAGTAGGGATCATTACCTCACGCTCTACAGCCTCCAGCTTTCCGCTCTGGATGTTTCTGTAAACATTTCTCTCACTACAGCCTAAAATCTGGGCTACCTCCTCTACCGTGTAGGCTTTCTCCTGTGGATCCTCCTGCTTTTCCTCTACCGCCTCTACAGGAGCCTCCTCTCCAAACACTGGAGCATACTTAGCTTTGAAAACCTCACTCTGAGCTCCGATAATACGCCCTGCCATAAGATCACAGCCAGCCTTAGTAATGTGGTATAATCTACCGCCCTTATCTGGATCCTCTGAGAAATACTTAGGAGCCTCATCTCCTAACTGTGTAATATATTTGCGGATCGCTCTTAAAAGGTTATCGTGCCTCTTTCCCAGCATCTCCGCTACTTCCTTACTTGTAATCGTCATATAAAAAAGTACCTCCTTTTCCGATTTACTTAACCTAATCAGAAAAAGAGGTAACATTTAGAGAGATTTTTATTATTTTTTCTTACTTAAATCAAAAATAGAGATTTTATCATTCTCTGAGTTAATTCTGGTATTAGTATCTACCACAATCTTATTATCTAAGATACCTGCTACAAGCCTCTGGATAAGCTCTAGCTCTCCCATCTCATGTAAATAAATAGGGTACACATCTCCCTCATCTGTAAGATATACAGGGATGATCCTCCCCTTAGGTACTCCGCCTTTAGAAACCATAATCTTTCTCTCCTCCTTTATCCTTTTCTCCATCTGGTTTATCCTTTTTATCCTCTGTGCTCTCCTCTGGATTTTCACTAAGGAGAGGCTTAAGGTATCCTGTGTTTACTTCCCAGATCATAAGTACCTCTTTGTTATTGATACCATATCTGTTTTTCTTAATGCTGATCTTAAGAGTGCCATCTATCACGGATAGAGATAATACTCTTGTGGCGTTCTGCCCTACGCCGTCACTCTCTGCCAGATCGTGGAGCTCTGGGCTCTCTCCTTTTTTACGGTTCTTTACCGCCTCACGGTTAGCCTGTGCCATAAGGAGTACAGGCTTTTTAAGCTCCTTACTCATCAAAAAGAGATCCTCTGAAATATTGTTATAAGCTATTCTAGGTATATCCGCCCTACGCTTATCACTCATAAGAGAGAGCTGATCTATTACAATCATATCCGCCCCATGCTTAATAGCTAAGCTCTTAATCTCATCCACATTAGGCTTACGCCCCTCAAAATCATCTGGAGTAACTACGATAAATCCGCTCTTTTGCTGGAGCTGTGTTATGTACTTCTCATAGTCCTCCTGTAAGTACTTTGCTCCGTCTGTATCTGGTTTCTTTCCCAGAGTGCCAGATCCGTTAAGGAGCCCCATGTTACTAAAATGCTTATTTAGAGTATCGAAACGAAAACCAACCATAGCGGTACTCATCTCTCCAGAGTACATAAGGATTTTATAACCCATATTCCACGCCATAGTAGCAAAGTACTCTCCGATCCATGTTTTACCCACATTAGTACGCCCTGTGAGTACTACCAGATCCTCTCCCCAGAGCCAGCCATTAGTGATCTCATCCAGCTTAGGGATACCTGTAGGAATACCTATAAGCCCCTTTACCTCACAACGCTTTTTATACTCTGTAAGACGATCTCCAGCGTTAGAGATAATATCATAGCCATCTTTATTCCTGCTCACTGGTACGGATTTCTCCAGCTTTTCTATCTCCTCTTTGAGGTACTGAATAGCCTTAATACTATCCTCTTTTACTACCTTTGCTGTATCCTCAATCAGAGGCACCAGCTTAGTATATGTATAAGCCTCTTTGAGCTTATATACTAAGTAATCTGTACTCTCTGTAACCTCCAGCATTTGAAAATCTTTGAACCTGCCTAAAAAGGTTAATTTATCTGGCATCTGCTTATAGCTGTTGTAATGCTCTATGATAAAATGGATCTCATCCTTA